TGTTAGTGAAATTAAAAGAGACGCACCCTCAAAATTATTTTGAAGATGAGACAATGGCAAACAAATTTAAGGTATAAATAGAACTATGGGTATATTAAAATCAGCAGCGGACTTAGTCTACACAATACGATTTCTCAAACTATTAGTAACACCGTTTGATAAAACTGATGCGTTTAAATCGGGTATCGTAGACAAGGACGGACAAAAGAACAAAGAATTTAATATGGATAAGGTTGTCGATAGGGAAAACTATCGTTCGCACTATACTCCATTTCATAGACTTGTGTTCAACCTAAAAAGGTTAATGGCAAAGGTTCCTGGCGGTCAGTCGGTAGTCGCACGTTATGGAGCGGCACTGGCATTGATTAAGGAGCATGGAGAACTAAGTGACTCACGTGTAGATCAAATACACGAAGAAACAGGCATTGATATTCTTGATTGTCTTGCAGAAGAATCACAGTGGTTCATGCAAGAAGGTGATGAACTTTGCGAAGGAATGTATCGCATACAATATGACACCATGACTTCATCTTGTGAAGATGCAGTTAAAAAGGGTGATCAGATTCGAGTAAACAATGGCAGTCCTGTTCATGAGGTATTAGGTCTAAAGATATATGAAGGTACCCACATAAAGACTTCACATAGGGTGTTGTTCTCAACAGCAGAGATTACTAAATGAGTGAATTATTAACCACAGAAATGAAGTTCGATGAAATCATGAAGGATGTCAAAGGACACTTCAGAGGAGAGAACGAACCAGAAGGTCATCCTCTATTGAGTGGTGTTTACGATAAGATCGTTCAAGCAACTGCCAGAAGGTGCAAACCATTAAAGATGATGGAAATTGGAATGAATGCAGGACATTCTGTAGTAGCATATCTAGAGAATATTCCAGACCTTGTAGTAAACGCAATTGATATATGCGAACACCCATATGTAACGGATTGTGCAGAAGCACTCGAAGCACATTATGGTGACAGATTTCAGTTTGGTCAATGTGACTCACAAAAAATCAATAAGGATAGTCTGATCGGATATGATCTTGTACGCATCGATGGTGGTCATCACATTGGCAATGTTACTAGTGACTACGATAAGTGTAAGGTAAGTGGTGTTAAGTACATCATCTTTGATGATATGGAAATGGTTCAGATACGTGACTTGGTCTTGCACATTGTTCGAAGTAACAAACATCCATACAAACATCTTGGTCGATCTACGTATCCTAATAGTGATGGTGGTAACTCAACTCAAGTAGTTTTAGAGAGGTATGATGATGTTACGGTTTAAAGAATACAAAGGATGGAAAGGGGTTGGATTCGAACCTCATATGATGTATGATCCTAAGACGGGCAAAGGTTACAAAGCAGAGAAACCCGCAGACCATGAACGCATGAAGAAGTTGGGATATACTCACGACAAACCAAAAGACGTAGACGAGGAAATGACATCTACTGGATCCGTAGTAGGAACGGGTGATGATAATCAGACCGTGGTCATGCGTAAGAAGTACGACAAGAAGAACAAACGTAAAGATCAGTTAGACGTACTCAAACGTTTTATTGCGAAGCAAAAGTAATGCCATACTCACAGAAAGTCATCGATAGATTTGAAGCAGTTGTTGCTAATCCTCAAAAGCATTCGGTAGGTAGATTAGACCGAAATGATCCCAAGGTTGCGACAGGACTTGCGGGTGCCCCTGCATGTGGTGATGTCATGCAATTACAATTACTACTTGATGATGATGACAGAATCATTGATGTCAAGTTCAAGACCTATGGGTGCGGAAGTGCAATTGCATCTTCGTCATTGTTCGTAGACATGATGATGGGTAAGACTGTCGAAGAAGCAAAACTTATCAAAGACAAAGACATCGCAGAGGTATTAGACCTACCCCCTATCAAACTACATTGTTCTGTATTAGCAGAGGATGCTATCAGACAAGCAATGGTAGATTATGAGACAAAGCAAGAAGACGGTTACGCTCATCCTATCTTAGATGCGGATAAAAAAGATGGAACTGACTGATACTGCTATAGTCCATGCACTCAGCAAAACGTTGGGTGATAATCCTAAGTTCATTAGAGTTGGTGTTACTGGTGGAGGATGTGTTGGATACGAATACTATATAGAGTATGCAACAGAAATTGCCAACAGTGATAAGGTTACTGATTATGGTCAATTCAAAGTGGTAGTGGATATAGACTCACAACCATTCTTAGAAGGTGCTACATTAGACTATATAAAAGAAGGTCTCAATAATTTCTTCAAGATAGTCAACCCCAAAGAGACAGCAACCTGTGGATGTGGAGTTTCTATAGGTTTTGCTTGACAAACGCATCTAAGTTTGTTATAATGTCTTAAACAAATCAAGGATTATATTATGAAACAAATATATCGAGACCACGTAGTGTGTGTCTGGGATGATGACCAAACACCCGAATGGGTTCAAAAACTTTCAAAAGAAATACCAAAAAATAAAATTATCTTCGTACCTTTAGATGGTTCCGATGATAAATACCTCTACCCCGATAGATTTATAATCCAGAACAGGGAAGCATCTCTAATGAACCATTTCTTATGGGAAGAGTTGTTAACCGAAGAAGAGCAGGATGCAAGGTTGTGGACGATGGTTAGTGAATTCATTGACAAGGGAAAGCAATATATAATAGAAGATTACGAGTTCTCGCAAGATGAACCATTTTACGAATACAGCAGTGGAAGGGATTGAATGAAAATAGATAAGAAAAAAGATAAGTTATTAGCAGATTATGCAATTGGAATGTTGAAGGACTTTTATTTGAATGAGAATGAGAATAGTCCTCAAGAAGCATATGCAAGAGCAAGTACAGCATGGAGTACATACAAAGGTGAATTAGATGAAGATCTCGCAGAGAGATTATATTCATATGTAAGTAACAAGTGGTTCATGTTCGCATCCCCTGTTTTATCAAACGCACCAAATGGAACTAAGAAAGGTAAAGGTTTACCTATCTCTTGTTTCCTAACCTACGTACCAGACACCTTAGAAGGTCTCATATCGCATAGTAGTGAGTTGAGATGGTTATCTGTGTTCGGTGGTGGTGTTGGTGGTCACTGGAGTGACGTACGTACGGTATCAGATATTGCACCAGGCCCTATGCCATTCATTCACACAGTAGATGCTGATATGATTGCATACCGACAGGGTAAGACTCGTAAAGGATCCTATGCCGCTTATATGGATGTGAGTCATCCAGACATCATTGAATTTCTAAACATGCGTATACCTACAGGTGACGTACAACGTAAAGCACTGAACTTACATAATGCTATTAACATCACCGATGAGTTTATGAATGCTGTTATGGATAACAGTGATTTTGATTTGCGTGATCCCAAAGATCAAGCAGTGAAAGAAAGTGTCAATGCTCGTAAGTTGTGGGAACGTATTTTAGAAACAAGATTCCGTACAGGTGAACCTTATTTAAACTTCATTGATACTGCAAATAAGTATCTACCAGAACCATTAAAAGATCTTGGACTAAAGATCAATGGTAGTAACTTATGCAATGAGATACACTTACCTACATCCGAAGACAGAACCGCAGTATGTTGTCTTTCATCTTTAAATTTGGAGTATTATGATGATTGGAAAGACACTACTATCGTTCGGGATCTTATTCGTATGTTGGATAACGTGCTTGAATATTTTATTGAAAACGCACCCGACTCAATCGAACGTGCTAAGTTCTCTGCGTACAGAGAGAGGTCTATCGGACTTGGAGCAATGGGATTCCATTCTTTGCTACAACACCATGGAGTCGCATGGGAAAGTGAAACGGCACGGGAAATTAACCGTGTTGTGTTCTCCAGAATTAAATCTGAAGCAGTTGCAGAAACTGAATTGTTGGCAGAAGAACGTGGGTCTTATCCAGATGGAGAACTGTCTGGACGTAGAAACTCCCACTTACTTGCTATTGCCCCGAATGCTTCGTCTGGTGTAATACTATCAACGTCTCCATCCATTGAACCATTAAAGGCAAATGCATATACACATCGTACACGTGCAGGATCCTTCTTGGTTAAGAACAAGTATCTGACAAGATTACTTGATGCAAAGGGTGAGAACAATGAGTCCAACTGGACATCAATTATTACAAATAAAGGTAGTGTTCAGCACCTTCCGTTCCTTACAGAAGGTGAAAAAAGTATATATAAAACAGCACAGGAATTAGATCAGAACTGGGTAGTACAACACGCAGGGGATCGACAACCTTTTATCTGTCAAGGACAGAGTGTAAATATATTCTTCCCCGCAGGTGCAGATAAATCTTATGTGAATAAGGTACACATCAAAGCATGGAATGAAGGTCTCAAGGGTTTATATTATCTACGCACAGAAGCAAAGTCTCGTGCGGAAAACGTCTCAGAAAAAGTAGAACGTGTCGCACTCCAAGAGGATACACGAAGCATTGTGTACTCCAAAAAGAATTGCCCGTTCTGTTCCATGGCAATGGAAGAACTGAAGTTGAGAGGAATACCATACGATAAGATAGATCTTGCAGATATTGGTAAAACAGCGGCAGAAGTGACAGGAAGAAAAGTAAAAACCGTCCCTCAAATATACATTGGTGGTAAGTATGTTGGTGGATACGAAGAACTAATGAAGCATCTCGAAACACCATTCGAAGATGATTCAGAAGAATGCAGAGCTTGCGAAGGATAAAAAATGGCACTATTAGATTTTAGTAAAACATATAAACCTTTCCTCTACCCTTGGGCAGTGGAATTGGTAAAGAAACATGAAGAGATCCACTGGGTAGAAGACGAGGCAGAACTCTCGGAAGATATCCAAGACTGGAGAACTAAATTATCAAAAGAAGAAAAAGAATTTGTTACTCAAGTACTGAGGTTGTTCACACAATCAGACGTACAGGTAGGGGAGAACTACCACGAGTTATTGATCCCGAAGTTTAAGAACAACGAGATCCGTAACATGCTATCATCATTTGCTAATCGTGAAGGAGTACACCAACGTGCATACGCACTATTGAATGATACTCTGGGATTACCAGATGAAGAACATTCTGCGTTCATGGAATACAAAGAGATGGCAGACAAGATTGACTTCATGAAAGAGGGTAACATCAATACCCATACTGGACTTGCATTAATACTTGCACAGTCTGTATTCAATGAGGGTATGTCTCTGTTCGCATCGTTTGTAATGCTGTTGAACTTCCAACGTTTCGGTAAGATGAAAGGTATGGGAACAATCGTAGAATGGTCTATCCGTGACGAAACTATGCACGTACAAGGTAATGCTAAACTATTCCGTGAGTTCTGTGAAGAGCATCCACGTATTGTTAATGACGAACTCAAGTCTAAGATCTATGAGATGGCAAAGAATGCTGTTAAGTTAGAAGACAGGTTCATTACTCTTGCATATAAGTCTGGTACTATCGAAGGTCTAACTGAAGAAGATGTTAAGCAATACATCCGACACATTGCAGACCGTAGACTATTACAACTGGGTATGAAACCTAAGTTTGGTGTAAAGGACAATCCACTACCTTGGTTAGACTGGGTATTAAATGGTGCGTCCCACGATAACTTCTTCGAGAAACGAGTTACCGAATATTCCGTGAATGGAATGGAAGGTGACTGGGGATGGGAAGAAGTCGGCCCTCAACCAGAAACATGCGGTCTTGATGGAGAGGGTTGTGTGGCATGAGTGGTAAATACGAGATAGAATGTGAGATATGTGATATTACATCTATTGTGGAAGTAAAGTATGACAACGATCATCCACAGCACTGTCCTATGTGTGGAGAAGATGCCGTACCAGAGTTTATTGAAGGAGTTGAGTAATACCTATATACAGGTATGACTTGGCATAAAAACAACTTAATATTCAAACCAACAGAAGACGAACTCGGCAAGTATGTCGGGTTCGTCTATCTTATTACAGAGCGTGATACTGGTAAGAAGTATATCGGTAAGAAATTCTTCTGGAGCAAACGTAGACTCCCACCATTGAAAGGTAAGTCAAGGAAACGCACAGTAGTCAAGGAAAGTGACTGGAAGGACTACTACGGATCCTCAGAGCATCTGAAGACACTTGTAGAGCAGAAAGGTGGAGATGCATACTACCGTGAGATCCTACACTTGTGTGAAACAAAAGGTGAATGTTCTTACCTTGAAGCAAAGGAACAATTCCTACGTGACGTTCTGTTACGTGAAGATTACTACAACGAATTCATAGGTTGTAAGATCCACTCAAAACATCTACCCAAGAAGAAATGGGAACGAGCAATATTTCCGTGAACCACGACTGCATAGTTGCATTCTCTGGTGGAGTAGAGTCCACTGCATTGTTATGTCATGTTGTAGAGCAGGGTATGAAACCATTAGTAATACATGTAGAAGTTGGAATGGGTTGGAGACAGCAATCCGAATGTGCTGATCTTATTGCTTCCAATCTTGATGTTGATCTAAGATACATAGAATATGTCAACGAACACCCCCTAACCGATAAACAAAAACTATTGGATCATTACTATGATCTTAATATGAATCCCCCATTCTTTTTTACATGGTGTAACATCATGCAAATTGTGAATATCAATAACCCCCACATTCATAAGATCTATTATGGATTCAACAACGGAATCGACAAACATACCGATTGGGTAGACGATCATTTCCGTAGTATCGAACGTGTATTGGGAGCACTCAATATCCCAACTAAGATGTCCGCACCTCTTGGTCATATGACTAAGAAAGAGCAGTGGGACTCTATCCCCAAACACCTCCAGAAACATGTACATTCTTGTGTACATTCATCAAAACGAGCATGTGGCAAGTGTTCTAAGTGTACAGAATTTCTCCATATGAGTGAAAATAAGTAAAGAAAACGCTTGACATTTGTTATCAAAACAAGTATAATGTATATGTAAGATTGAGAAAAAGGAGTGATTATGACTTGGATGATGGATAAAGACTTTGTGACTGGAATGCTTATGATGCTATTCCCTTTTGTTGTTGAACTACTTAAATAGGTTATATTATGGATTCAGAAGAACTAACGTATGTTTCTTTCAAAGACGGAGTAAGTTTCATTGCTCCATTAGGAACGTTCTCTATTCTCCCAGACCACTTCTGGGATCTAACTAACTATAGACCAGTGAGGTTTCCAGAATGATTACTTACGTTACTGCCAACCATATGGAGTTGGAACTATATTCAGATGATGAATTAATAGTGAGAAGTGGAGATCCGTACTTCCTTGCCCATGTTGTGGATAAGGTAGGAGGGATGTCAAACACTGTGAGGAGATCTCCGTTCGAGGTCTGGACACAGGAGATGGATGCGTGTTTCATAAAATTATGCAAATTAGTTTGAGAAAACGCTTGACATTGTTATCAAAACAAGTTATAATATGTTTTTAATGGAGGAAAAGATGGTGCAAGATTTGGTGTTCTACATTCAAGAGAATGGAGAATTGAGAGAAGAGATTTTTGAGAGTAAGGCAGAAGCAGAAGAGTTTGCGTTTTGCCACGAGTTAACAGACTACTTTATAGTCGCATTTGATTGCCAGTAGGCAGGAGTTATATTATGGGAATTCATGTAAGTACATATAGACAGGCACCGTATGGTGATCCGTTCTTCGATAACATGGACTGCACCGCAGGTGGTGAGTCAAGTTATGCAAAAGGTTTCACTGTGGTAAACGCAGAAGGGCCGTTCGAACCGTGCGAGGAGTACCCCGCCGCAGAGTTAGTGATGGCAGAACCAATCGGTGGNANNAAGATNCTNAGGTTGATTCCAGTGTCTAAGAAAGACAAGTGGACTATGTTCGGTGGAAACTA